GTCGGATATAGCCCAGCCAAATAATCGGCTTCGGGTTGTTGCATTTGCCAAGAACCACTACCCGTAGTGCAAGTCCAAGTTGTATAAGTTGCTTCAGCGTTTGCTGTTTGTGGAAAGAACGAGAACAGGATTGCTGGTAGCGGTATAAGCCACCTTGTTAGATTGCGACCCACACTTTAAGGCTCGGCAGGTTCTTCAACTACAGGTGCAACAAACTCGTCAGCAACAGGGTCATAAGTGTCGCCTATTGCTGGATATTTGTTACGAATACTGCCACTATATGAACAACGCTTGACATACAAATTTGGGTTACCAAGTTGTTTGGCATAAAACTGTTCCCACGCTTCGCTTGAACCGCCAACTATCGTGCCATCTAAATCTATTTGCGTAACAGTTTCGTCAATACCCGTATTCACGGCTATAACTTGATTTTGTTCGTTAATAATTGCGTAATGTGCCATTATGCCCAACTCACATTCCCTGAACCAGCAGTCAAAGATAAAACTGTGTATGAACCGTCTGTCGTTGATGATGATGTTAAACCTGCGCCAACTGTTGCCGTGCCTTGTGCTGTAAGGTAACGCAAAATTATAATTCCGCTACCACCGTTGCCGCCTGTTTGACCTTCGCCGCCACCACCACCACCGCCACCTCTATTTGCTGTTCCGTTGCTTCCAACTGAACCAGATGTTGCAGAACCAGCACCGCCACCACCATTACCACCAGCGCCACCAGATGTCCCACCGCTTAAAAATCCGCCACCGCCGCCACCACCGTAAGCAACAGAACTTCCCGAAATACTTGTTGAAACGCCTGCGCCGCCAGCGCCACCGTTACCTGCTGTGGCGTTTGCACCAACAGCGCCTGCGCCACCACCACCGCCACCAGCCGCTTGACCTGTGCTAGTTGGAATACCTGTACCGCCAGCGAAACCTTCGTTTGCTGTACCTGTGCCTCCTGGTGCTGCGCTGTTAGTCGAACCGCCACCACCACCGCCTGAACCACCGTTACCAACTGTTGTTTGTGCGCCTACGGTACGACCTGCACCACCACCACCACCAGTTGAACCCTGATTAAAAATAGATGCTGTGCCAGCCGTGCCTGTTCCGCCACCACTTGCACCACCTGCACCGCCACCACCAACAGAAGCAAAATAATTTATATTTTTAATTAAACTTAATGCGGTAAGCAAAGTGCCACCACCACCAGTTGCCGTAACGCTTGACTTCAAACCGCCCGCACCGCCACCGCCACCAGTATTACCGCCACCGCCAGCACCACCAGCAATAAGCAAAAAATCTACATCAACACCAACCGCACCAACGATTGTCGGTGTGTTACTAGCCGAAACATAACCAAAAAGCCTAGAACCCACGATTAAACTTCTTCCTCAATCTCGGGGCTAACAGGCGCAACAAAATCCTGTGATGCTTCATCGTAAGTGAAACCGATACCAGCATAAGTTTTACCTTCAGTATCGAAAAAGGTTTCAACCCAACGACCCGTGTAGCGTTGCGGGTTCGCTTCAAGGAACTCTCGTTGCACTACAGCAACATGGGTTACTACATTGTTGTCGTCGATTTGTGCGAAGTATTGTGCTGACATTGTTTATTCTCCTGTGTGATTTATTTAGATTTTGAACCTGACATAGACGATGCCAGAACCGCCTGCTTGTGCAGTATTGCCTGCACCACCACCACCGCCACTATTTGCTGTGCCTGCTGTTGCTGCGCCTGCACCGCTAGCACCTGTGCCACCGCCACCAGAACCACCTGCACCGCCTGTTGTGCCTTGTCCGCCGCCCCCACCTGATTTCACAAGTGCTGAACCACCGATAAAGTTACTGACATCGTAACCAGCACCACCAGCGCCGCCCGTTGCCGTGCCACCGTTACCTGCACCGCCGACGGCTGTAAAACCGCCACCACCGCCGCCCGCATTAGAACCACCAGAAGCGCCACCTGCTTGACCTGTAACAACATCAACTGACGCAGCACCACCTGCGACGCTTGCGCCAACATTTGCAGCAGCACCACCACCTGAACCGCCGACGATACCGACACGGGTTTGACCAGCAGCACTACTACCACCGCCACCACCACCAACAATCGACAAACTTAATGCTGTTGAGCCAATTGAAGAACCAAAACCGTTACGACCTACACCGCCACCGCCAGCGCCACCAGCGCCAACTTTAATGGCTGCGTTTGCATTCAAATAAATTGTTGATTGTAAAATGCCACCACCACCGCCACCGCCAGCACTATCAGAGTCGTTTCTTGCACCCCCACCGCCACCACCAGCAACGAGCAACACATCAAACAAACCTGCTGTGCTAACAGTCAAATTCGCATCTGAAGTAAACGACAGCAGCGTGTAACTCTGACCGCCAACAGTAATCGTTGAAGAACTACCACCAGAAGCAACACCGTAACCACTCAAATTTGCTACAGCACTTGTTTTCGACCTGATATAGACAATGCCTGAACCACCTGCGCCGCCAAGGGCAGTTCCACTATTGCCTCCACCGCCACCGCCGCCACCTGAGTTGGCTGTTCCAGCAGTTCCAGCGGCATTATTTCCACCTGCACCACCACCGCCATTACCACCAGCGCCACCAGTAGTTCCGTTAGAACCACCACCGCCGCCACCTCCTTTGTATGTTGTGCCAGACGACTGACCAAGAAACGCAGAAACATCAACGCCAGCACCACCAGCACCACCAGCACTTCCTGTAGTCAAACTTGTCCCAACAGCAGCAGCACCTCCGCCACCACTACCAGCATTCACAGTTGAATACCCTGAGCCAGTTCCACCACCCGCAAATCCAGTAACTCCACTAAGAATTGCTGCACCGCCCGTATTAATAACTGTCGGTCCACCACCATTCGTGCAACCACCACCAGACCCACCAATAGACGGTTTGTTTTGACCAACGCCAGAAATTGAATGACCTGATGCGCCACCACCAGCCGCAGAAAAAGCGCCAGCACCATTGCCAACAGATGAGGCTTCACCATTTGTGCAAACACTTGAAGCAGATGTACCACCCGCACCAATATCTACTGGATATGTTCCTGCCTCAAGAAAAACAGTTTCTTCAAAATACCCACCAGCACCACCACCGCCACCTATTGCATCAACATTCGTTCTTGTGCCACCAGCGCCACCGCCACCGAGCATTAGGACATCAAACAGACCTGCTGTAGTGACAACAAAGTTGCCGTCAGAAGTAAAAGTGTAAAGATTATAGTTAGAACCACCAGCAGTAATACTTGACGATGTGCCACCCGAACCAATACCGTAAGCGCCTACTTGCCCAACAATAGTTTGGGTATTACCGCTACTTACATATCCGAGTTCACGCCTGTTCGGCATAGTTAAACCGTAATCTGATTAACGAAACCGTGAATACAAATCACATTCGCAGTCGCAGCAAACGCCTTAACAACAAGCGCAGTCGCATTACCTTTAATCAACAAACCAGGAATCACAGTCACCAAACCAGCCTCAGGCTGAACAGTAACCTCAATGTTGCCATCAGGTGCTGCAGCCTCGCCCCACTCAATCGTCAATTTTACTGATGACGCAGAAGTGTTTACTGCATACAACCAAACCTCATCAAGAGTCGTAGTTGTTGTCGAACCAGTATGAATAGTTGTGCCAGCAGTAGCAGTAGCAGCAACCTTAATCGCTTTACCATCCGTGCTTGCTGAAAGAGTTTTTTTAGTGAATGTTGCCATGTGTCTCCTATATTAAGCGAATACCTGTGAACCCAAAACTAACTGGTCGCTGTCACCAGTAACACCACTAGCAGGCAAAACAGCCCAAGCAGCATCAGTACCGTTAGAAGTTAGCACATAACCGTTAGTGCCGATAGGGATACGGGCAACCGTAGGTCCAGAACCCATCGTCAACAAATCACCACGAGTGGTCATCGTCGACACCAAAGTGTTCGCTTCGTCAGCGTCAGTTGCTGTGAAAACTGGGTAGCAGGTAGCGCCAGCAGAATGCGAACTAGCAGTAGTGCCGTCTACACCACGAGTGATAGATGAAAGTGATCCAGTTGATCGCGACCCAACAAGAACTTTTTCTTCTGTTGACAAACCTGGATCGATAACCATGTGGAATGGTCCGCTAGTAGTTGTAGGCCAGTTGGTTACGGTGCCAGTAAGCGAAGCAGTTGTATCACCAGAAGTAATACCACTAGTAAGTGTGCAAGCAGCGGCTGCACCTGCATACGATCTCCTAGTTACTGCTGCCATTTATTCTCCTAATCCTGTACAGATCTCATTGTAACAACACAGATACCTTCAAGGTTCCATTTACCTTGAACGCCATCAAGAACCTGGAATTCCAAGTCCTCTACGACTACCGAAAAGGTCTCTGTATTTTCCTGATAGTTTACCACGCGAGGATTCGTAACTAGGTTCCTTAGTAGGCTTAGTTCATTTTCTACGTCTAGGTAATACTCAATGCCATTAATTACCTGTTGATGATGCATAAGTAGAGGCACCTTAAACACCTGGCTGCGGGCTGGAGATGCATAGGCTCGAGCCATCCAGCGAGTCACGGTTGGTCCAGTAGTGGTAGTACCCCTAGTAAAGTCTAATTTAAAAGAAGCCTCAATAAATTTGGCTTGTGGACCAGTAGACACAGATTCGGTAGCCGATGCAACATTGTGCGCTGTCATTGCCGTGTATGCCCCAGTATCGCTGGAGATATACGGAGTTACCGTACCAGCCAATGGGGTGCTGCGAATATCAAACTTGGCTACAAACTTTCTATCTGGAATACCCCACCTGTAAATACCGCTAGTGATTGAACCAGATGCAACAAGGTCTGTTGATTCGGCGTAAAGTCCTACACCAGAAATAGCAAACAATCGTTTGGAGTTAAATGTTCCCGCAGCCTGAACTGTACCCCCAACGCTAGCCATCAAGTCGGAAGCGTAAGCTGGGACGTTAACCGCAGTAAAAGTTGAAAGATCTAACCGTCCAAGCCCTGATGTTGAAGCAGCAAAGTTTGACCAAGTAAACCAAACAAAATTACCTTCAGCAGTAAATTGATTTATGTTCCCACTAGTCGAAATAAGAGCACCAGTAGTTAAGTCTCCGTTATTATCTGCAGTTGCAAACCGCACACCTTTGTTTGTACCAATCAATACGCCGTTAAGATACGAGCCAAGATGTGTTGGGATTTCTCCAATCGGTAAATCAAGTGCGACCACAGGTGTGTCCAGTACTGCAGCACTAGAAATTGTAATCTTGTAAATTGCCCCACGGTTGCCTGTAGATCCAGCTACGTAAATAGCGTTAGGGCCAGATGATGAACCTAACCAAACCCAGTCAGTTAGTGGATGTGTGTAGTCCGCAGCTCCTACGTTGCCAGTAGGATTGTAGTAAAGCTTGTGATGGTTTGCACTATTACCGCCAGTAACAATAAAAAATCCTTTTGACAAATCCACGTAGCCAAACTCTTGACCATAAGCAACGTTGACTGGTGTGTGACTTGAAGGTACTTTCCATAATCCATACGAATTAGTTGTGCCTGGATACGTTAAGTAAATAGATGATCCGTCACTAACCATGTCACGTGGCGTACCACTAGGTAATCCAGTTACAGCTGTCCATGTTGGACTCGATGCATATGGGTTTGTTGAATAGTAAAGATTCGTACCGTCTAAGAAATAAACTTCTGTATCTGTTGTAGCAATCTTTAAGTTTGTGCCAGTAGCAGACTTTGACAGGGCCACAGTTTTAAGCAACGAGACCTGACCCTTAGTCCACGGATCAATACCCTGACTTGTATAAAACCTATAATCTTGTGCTTCTGCTGTGTCGGCATACTTCTGTCCAGCACCCAGATGCCACGACGATTCACCACGACGCCATAAACCCTGTGGGTTAATTGCTGCTTCGCCAGGTGTCGTTGATTGGTCAACCGAATCTCGAACCCTAGGTTCAAACCCACGTGAAAAGAGATTTGATTTGGAATCTACAAGGAACGGTCTTGAATCGATAGCAACAGGAAAAATATCTGGAACCAAAGAACTACTTTCCTTTCC